CGGGCCAGCGCTACCAGATCAAGGCGCGCCGCATCACGCTCGCGCCGGGCGCGCGGCAGCTGAGCGCGATTCGTAATCTCGCCAACAATCCATTCAATCAGCTTGCCGCAGTCCTGTTCAAACCCGACTTCTCGATCCATCGCGCGGCGTTGATCCCGATCGACGTCGTCAGGGCGCGCGTGCGTCGCTCGGCGCATACGAACAGCGACGTGCTGCATCTCCGCGACGAGGTCTGGACGGCCCGCGGCGTGATCGATGTGACCGACCGGCTGCGGGCCGCCGAGGGGGGCATCTAACCTGCGCCGCGGCGGCAGCTCACTCGACGCTCTCCTCCTCGTCCGGCGGGTCGTCCTTCGGTGAGTAGCGCGCCTCCCATTCCTCCTCGGTCAGCCTTTCGGGTACGACGAGGAACCCGACCTCGCGGTCCGGGTGGTCCTGCCGGCCGTAGCGCTCGACGTAGTCGGTGTAGACCGCGCCAGCCTTCGCATCACCCGCCGCGGCGCGCTGCTTCAAGGTCATGACGACGACCTCAAGCATAGTGTAGAGCACGCGCGCGCCTTTCGGCTGGCCGGCGATCCGCTGCACCGCCCCGAGCACGCGCTCGGCAACGGCACGGAGGCCCTTCGCCTTGCGCGGCCGCCCGGCAGGGTTGCCCGACTTCCCCTTCTTGAAGCGGGTGGCGACAGGCGGCCGGCCATAGCCGACTGCCCCGCCCTCATCTCTTTCACTTTCGTCTGCCATTGAAGCACCTCACAAGTCTTTCGAAGCCGACCACGTTCGCAATAGGTTCGAGAAAGCGCGCGAACGACGGCCGGCCCTTGTTGGCCACGACCTCGTCGGCATAGTCGTCGCTGTCCCAGATCGCGCGCTCGAGTTCGTCGGGCAGGTCCTTCGGCACGACGAACACGCCGCCGTTTATGGGCGGCCCCGGCGTCTTGATGACCTTGTGCTTCTCGGCCTCGCGAAGCACGAGCTTCATCGAGTCGACGCGCTTCTCGACGATCGCCTTCTTCGTGTGCTGGCGCAGCATGGCCTCGTAGGCGTCGATAGGCTCGGAGGTGTCCCCGTGCTTCACGCGGACCGGGGCCTCGAGCGCCTCGCGGATGTCGATGGCGCCGTCGGTCACTCTCGACCGGCTGCGCCGCGGCTTGCGGGCGGCCAGGCCGCCCGCGTCGTCATGCTCTTCTTTGCTCATGCTGCAGCCTCCTCTGTTGCCGCTGGCGCGACGTCTGCGTTGCGTGCTGCGGCGACCTCGGCAAAGGTCGCGCCGCTCCCCGCGAGCACCGGCTCGAGCCGCGTTGCGGTCCTGAGCCGCGCGAGGATGACGTCGCAGTAGTGCGGATCGAGCTCGATGCCGAAGCCGCGGCGGCGGGTCTTGTGCGCAGCGGCGAGCGTCGTGCCGGACCCGGAAAAGGCGTCGAGAACGATGCCCTTCGGCGCGGAGCAGTCGAGGATCGCATCCGCGACCAGCGCCACGGGCTTGACGGTCGGGTGCATCGCGAGGTCGCCATCGCGCGTGGCACTGAACGCGTTGGCGCCTGCGTAGGACCAAACGTTCGTGCGGTAGCGGCCGTGCCGACCAAGCTCGACGTTGTTGACGTGCGCCGCGGTGCCCACCTTGAAGACGAACACCAGTTCGTGCTGCGAGCGGTAGAGCGAGCCCATGCCGCCGTTGGTCTTCGACCACACGCAGAGGTTCTTGAGCTCGGTGTAGGTCCCGCGCGCCGCGGCCAGCACCTCGCTCATGTGCCGCCAGTCCATGCATACATAGTTGATCGCGCCGTCGGCCGAGGCCTCAGCAAGGTTCGCGAACACGCGATCGAGGAAAGCCGTGAACTCGGTCTCGCTCATCTCGCCCGAGGCCATGGCGAACTCGCGATGCTTGGCAGCACCAAGGCCCGAGACGTGGCCGTCGATCTGAACGTTGTAGGGCGGGTCGGTGAACACGAGCTGCGCCGTCTCGCCCTCGAGCAGGCGCGTGTAGGTGCCGGCATCGAGCGCGTCGCCACAGATCAGCCGGTGCGGACCGATCTGCCAGAGGTCGCCGGGGCGCGTCACCGCGGGGCCGGCGACGACCGGTACCTCGTCGGCCGGATCGGCCTTGGCGGGCTTCGCCTCGAGGCCCTCGATCAGGATGTCGATCACGGGGACCTCGAAGCCGGTCACCGTGATGTCGAAATCGAGTTCGATCTCACTCAGGTGCTGCAGCTCGATCGCCAGGATCTCGCGATCCCAGCCAGCCTTCTCGGCGAGCTTGTTGTCGGCGAGGATATAGGCCCGCTTCTGCGCCTCGGAGAGGTGCTCAAGCCGGATCGTCGGCAAGGTCTCGAGGCCAAGCTGCCTGGCTGCCTCGACCCGGCCATGGCCGGCGACGATGCCGCCGTCCTCGTCGATCAGGACCGGGTTGTTGAAGCCGAACGCCCGGATGCTGGCGGCAATTTCCGCGATCTGCTTCGGCGAGTGCGTCCGCGCATTGCGGGCGTAGAGTTTGAGATCGCCGGGCGGGCGATGCTCGATGACGAGTGGTTTGGACATGGGTTGAACCTCCTTGGAAAGAGACCAACCCTTCTTCTAGATACGCGCACCAACCCGGGCATCCATAAGAAATCGAGCAATTACCTACGATGTTCCAGGCTGACGCCGATCTCGGCCGGCGCAGGCGATGTCGCGGACCCGCTGCCACGACAGGTTCAATCCGAGCTTGCGAAGCACCATGCGCGCGGCCCGCTCGCCGGGCGGACCCTGCCACCAATCGGCCTTCCGAACGCCCGACCAGCCCTCGAGCCCCTGTCTCCCGTCTCGCGCAGTTAACCAAACCTCGAAGCGCGTGTAGGTGGTGGCGATCAGCAAGTCGCGAAGGGTCTTGGTGGGACAATTTGCGAAGCGCCCCCGCCCTCGGCGCTTGCGGGCCTCGCCGTCGAGCCGCTGCCGCAGGTAGCTCGTCACGATGTCGGGAAGTGGCTCTCGGGCGTTGTCAGTGAGAGCCGCGATCAGCACGTCCGTCTCGACCCAGGCATGGGGATCGCGCTCGAGCACGGCAGCGACTCCGCGGACGGTCCGCCGCGCCAGCCAAGTGCCATAGATCTCGCGCGCTAAACGCCGGCTCATAAGCGCCTCCACTCGACAGAGCCAGTTGGCAGAGCAAGCCGCATGCCGAATTGAGCCCTTGCCGCGCACTCAGGGAGTTGGCCCTGTTCCTTCCGTCTGCATCCCTGCTCCGGCCGCACCGCACCCAGTTCGCGCCGCAAAATTCCCTGTTATCTCTGCAGCCCTAAGCTGGCATAACCATATGAATTATAATATAAATATGGCTCCTAAGCCCACTTTCAACCCCAAAACTCGCGAATATTACCCTGTTCCCGAGACCCGTTCGCGCCAGACTGCCAGCACAGCCACGCAACTCGTTGAAATTGCAAGTTTTTCGCCTTCTCCGCGCTCTGTGGAATTGCTTCGGCATGCCCGCGGGTTAGCGCCCCCGGCATCGCAGCAGAGCCGATCAGAGACGGCAACCGCCGTCGTTTCGGGCGTCGCGTGGGGAAACGTCTCAAGTGGCGTCAATCGGGGCGGGCGGACCCAGAACTCTGCGCGAACCGAGAGGCGGTTTTGGTCAGGCGAGACCCAGGAAAACGCGCTGGCCCCGCCAGTCGAGCGGCAGATCCTGAGACGTGCGCAGCAGGCGCTTCACGCTGAGTTCGGGAGGCTGCCGGCCGGCCAGGATGTCCGCGATGATATCGGGCGCCAGATAGGACAGGCGCATAAGCGCCGTCAGCCGACCCTTGCTCTTGGTCGTGCGCTCCGTGATCTCGTTCAACGTCTCGTCGGTATCGGCAAGCAGCTTCTCCCGGGCGGCAGCGGCTTCCTTCAGTACATCGACCAGACTTGCGTCGCTCGCGGCTTGATGCGGCCCCCCGATGATCATGCGCTTGCCCTGCCCGGACCGCCGCAACTCGGCGGCGACAGACAGATCTATCGTCGAGCCGGCGTCATGCCCGGATGCAATCGACGCACCGAGCGCGTGCGCCAGTCGGCCTGCTCCGAAAGTGATGTCAATCCGATCGGCCAGCAGGGTCACCCGGGTCACGAGACTGCGCAACAGCTCCTTCATCTCGTCAGGTGGGATCCCGATCCAATTCCTGCTGAGTTCCGCGGCGCGATCCAGCGCGCCATGCAGCTCGCGCGCATCGAGTGCCAGCGGAGCCAGGGCATTGCCCACCGCATTCTGCGACGCCAACAGAATCCGGACCTGATCGAGCACGAGGCCTTCCACCTCGCTGGCCGGCACGCGCATCGTGCCGGCGCCCGGCTTTCCGCGGTCGAGCAGCGACGCCGAGATGTAGTACCGGTATCGGCGTCCGCTTCTATTGGCGTGCGTCGGCGTCATGCGATTGCCGTCACCATCGAAGATGAGGCCGGACAAGAGGCTCGGCGCATTTGCCCCGACAGCCAATTCGCGCGCCTTGCGGTTGGCGGCCATCTTGTCCTGGACGACGCTCCATAGATCAGTATCGACGATGGCCTCGTGCTGGCCAGGGTAGACGTTGCCCTTGTGCTCGACCTCGCCGTGATAGAGGTGGTTCTGGAGGATCAGGTACAGGATGCCGCGCGAAAACGGCCGGCCACCGGCGAGACGGCCACCGGCGCCCTCGCGCTGCTTGCTGCGGACGCCCTGCCGGTCGAGTTCCTCCTGGAGGAGCGTGACCGAGCCGAGTTCGGAATAGCGCCGGAATATCATCCGCACCGTCTTGGCCTCGGCGTCATTGACGATCAGCTTGCGGTCCCTGGCGTCGTAGCCGAGCGGAATGTTCCCGCCCATCCACATGCCCTTGGCCTTCGACGCCGCGATCTTGTCGCGGATGCGCTCGCCTGCGATCTCGCGCTCGAACTGAGCGAACGAGAGCAGCATGTTGAGCGTCAGCCGGCCCATCGACGTCGTGGTGTTGAACTGCTGCGTCACCGAGACGAACGAGGCGCCGTGCGAATCGAGCACGTCGACGATCTTCGCGAAATCGGCGAGCGATCGCGTCAGCCGGTCGACCTTGTAGACGACCACGATCCGCACTTTGCCGGACTTGATGTCGGCGAGCAGCCGCAGCAGGGCCGGTCGCTCCATCGTCCCACCTGAGAGGCCGCCGTCGTCATAGAGATCTGGAAGAGGCACCCAGCCGGCGTGCTTCTGGCTGAGGATGTAGGCAGCGCAGGCCTCCCGCTGCGCGTCGAGCGAGTTGAATTCCCTTTCGAGCCCCTCCTCCGAGGATTTGCGGGTGTAGATGGCGCAGGCAACGCGGGTCATCCGAGCCGCCTCCGCAATCGCTGCAGTCGCGCGAGGCAAGCCTCGAGTGCATTGATGAGGCGATCGCACGATTGGCGTGCCGACGAGAGGTT